CTGACTTTATCGTGGAATTTCTGTATTGTCTGGTTAAAAACATCGCTCTTCTTTGCTGCTTGGTCCAGGGATACAAGCCATTCCCCGATTTTTCCGGTTACGCTCAAAACCCCTGAGCCGAGACTTCCAAGCCCTTTTGTCATCGGAAATACTGCTTTAACGAGCGCTCCAATTCCTTGTTTCACAAGATCCAAAACTGCGAACAGACCCTTGAAAGTATTTTTCAGGTTTTTGGAATCTTTATCGCTTAATTTCAAATGCGATGTAAACTCTTTTAGACCTTTGGTAAGGTTCATAAGCTGTTCCGATGTAGTTGCCGGAAAAATTTCTCGGAACGCCTCACCAACCGGTTTGACTACACTCATCAGACCACTGAATGCATTTTGAACAGACTCGATGAGAGCTTGCCTCCCGCCCAAATCTTTCCAACCCTGGAGCATATCATTCCTGGCTTTCGATGATTGGTCGATGAATCCGCCAACAACCTGACTGACAGCGGTCCATAATACTTTGGCCTCTTCCAAATCGCCAAATAAAATCTCGAATGTCTGCGCCCATCCGGAACCTGCTGCTTCTTTCAGCGTATCCATCAGCTGGCTGAACGTTTTCACATCCTGCGCCGAGTCAAACGCTTTCTGCCCAAGCTCTTCAATAGCCTTAATCTGTTCTTCGGTATATCCAATGCCCCGGAGTTTTTCCTCATATGCCTTCTTCTCCGCAGCGGTCATTTCCCGCACATCCGTTGCATAATTACCCAACGTCTGCACAAGAACATCTGTAGTCATCCATTGCGAGGAAAGAGAATCATTAAACATGCTCGTTGCTGTGAACAAGTCAGATATCTTTCCCTGTGCATCTGTTGTTGTTGACTGATATTTATCGCCGACTTTGACAACGGTTCCCATTGCAAGGGCTGTGTCCAACAATGACTGTTTGAACTCCACAGTAGCCATGTTAGCATTTTCAATGGACTTCCAGTCTATCAGCTTGACCGCTCCCGAAGATAACGCCTGAGCAAAATTGTACATAGCCCTTGAAGCTTCATTCGCATTTGCTCCTGAAACCGCCGCTTCATTGCTGATACCCTTAATCGCCTTTACCGCATCATCAAGAGAAACTCCTGCATTTGTAAATTTTCCAATGCTCGAAGTCATATCAGAAAACGAATAAATGGTTTTATCCGAATAGGTATTCAGTTCTTCAAGGTAGCCATTTACTGTCTTGATATCCGCCCCCGTACTTGCCATGATAGTTTGCACGGACCCCATTTTGAGTTCATACTCTGCAAATCCCTGATGAATCGATTCAAGAGTAAATGAATCCACGAGCTTCTTTCCGGCGTTGACCACCGAGTTTGTGATATTCGCTAACGCTGTAATTGCGACTACTTCAAGCGCCGAGAATCTGCTCTTAACAGTTTCCACCGCACTGCTCAGCCCTGATATGTTAATCCCTTTTACCGCTTTATCAACATCTTCGAGACCCTTTGTCGCTCCGTCGAGCTTCAGGGAATGTTTAAGCTTGTCGAGCGTACCCATAGTAGTCTGTACGCCCTTCTCGAACTGCTGATTGTCAAACCGCATCTCGACAATGCGTTTTTCTACAGACTTACTCATAGATTCGTTACCTCCCTCCAAGCTTCATTTGCCATCTTATCGAAAATTGGCTGTATGGCCGGATTGATGTAATCTCTTCCTGCCACGTATCCGCCACCTTTTGTTCCATGCCCATACTGTAAAATGATTGCAATATTCACACCGTTGCTTATATTGGAATTGGTGAATGCGATTGTTGTTTCTTTTCCGTTATGGGTTATCTCATAGTCCCAGGAAGCAGCTGTCAAACCACTATCCTTTGGCGTTGCAGAGGCGAGAGCCGCAACCCCCGCCTGCCCATAACGCTCCAGCACGTTGAGATAATCCAGCTTCAAAAGAGAATTAAAAAACTTCTCCGTTTTGGAGAAGTCACCTTTATGCCGGAACGTTATGCCGCTCATGATCTACACCCTTTCTGTAATATCCAAAGAAATCCATCCGTCTCTGTCATCCGCATAGGACTTCAAAAGCCCCCATCCAGAATCCGATCCCTCCCCGGGCTGTACCTCTACAATCGTAAAGACTCCGATTCCAGTGTACTTCCCTGTCTTGGAATGATTAGTTCCCGGGCCCTTTCTGATGTTCAGATAGGAAGTATTTACCCTTACCAAAAACGGTTCAAAAGAACCTGCTGATGAATATAAAGTCCGTCCGTTTTCATCGAACACGCTATAGCCAGGGTTCTCATCCGCACATGCCTTTGCATATTCCATAACCTTAAATGCCCCTTTCTGAGAGGCAGCATCGTCCCAGGTCTTTCGCACCCGATACCACACTTCGGGTTCAGGCTGTTCGGCAGGCGATGTTCCTTCTGTTACAGAAAGGATGCTGTTAAGGATAGTTAAGATTTTCCCTCCATATCCGCCACCGGCTGCCCATCCGGTCCCCTGCGGGTTCTCCTGCTGCCCAAGCCATTCCACATACTTTGCGCATCCACGCTTAACATACTGGAATCGGGAATCGATGCAATCACCGTTCAATGGCTCCATCGAAGCATAGGCTTTCAAATGCTGAATCTGCGCACGGATTCCCATCTGCGGCGTGTCAAAGGAATTTCCTTTCATACCGTTGGCAGTCACTCCCATGCCACAGAAATTGTTCTGGTCAAGAGTCACCGCCGATCCGGAAAATCCGAAATTGCCCGTTTCCAGACACGACTGGGCAAACGCAACATCCCCACGGACACCCTCCGCTTGTCCCTCGGATAAATAGAACGGAATCATGTCAACCACAGATTGTGGCACATCCGGATTCTTCGCCTTGATATAGGAAACCATCTGCTCAGCTGTCGCCAATGCAGCTCCCATAATCTTGGTTCCGTCCTCTACGGTTTCCGAAACTGCAGCGCCCATCGCATCTTTTACCGCTTTACGGAAACCGTCCATTGTATATCCTGTTCCGAGCTGTGACCACAGATGTTCCGGGTCTCCATGATTTGAAGCAATCCCCCGGTCATGGCCTTCCTTATGGGAAATCACCACCCCATCCGCCAACGGGTCAAGACCAAACTTTTTGCAGAGCATGGCGAATAGTTCCACGGCAGCCTCATAGGTACGCTTTGCCACGGCTTTGGCGGCATTCGGATCAGCGCAGGTAAAGTTTGCACCGCCCGTATACTTGATGCAGGCCGGCTCACACATCTCTACGCCGATATGGCTGTTGTTCCCGCTCCCTTTGGAGCCGCTTCCACAATGCCATCCCCGATGATCCCAGGGCAGTGTCTGGTATACGGTTCCGTCATTTCCGTCGATGAACCCGTGGACGCAGGAATTGTTGTGAGACGGACTGTTCCAACTGTTGATGAAAGCTGATGCTTTTGGCTGTGGACAGCCTACGGAGTGAAGCATCAGGCCGGTTACTTTGATTTTCTTTCCTGCCGTATAGCAGGGGTTCCGACTTAAAATAGATTCCACCAATTTCATAACCTATTTCCTCCCTTTTGATTTATGTGCTTTTCTTCTGGCAGCATTTATCGCCGCAGTCCTCTTGGTAATCTCTTTCTGGGAAAGTTTCTCCGGAGGCGCATTCTTCACGTTGCAAACTCTTATCAGCGTTAGGAGCCTGTTCAGATGCCATTTCTGGCACTCAAACGGAATATTAAGCGCAACCATCCAGTAATAAATCAACTCCGCTGTGACCGCTTCCTGACTGGTGTTTCCCTTCTCCTCTTTCGAGAACCAAGTCGCCGTCATCGAATCATCAATGTAATCAGAAACCTGACCAATTATTTCATTGGTAATAAAACCATAAACCGATGGGTCAACATTCTGCGTCAATGTCATACAGCGTATATAGTCCACCGTTTCCTCCACCGTTTTATCCCCTTTGCCAAGAAACGGCTTATGCCATTTAGATTCCCATTTTGAAAGAGAGACCAGAGAATGCTCAAGCTGCAGAGTTGTTCCTTTGGTATTGACGAATTCCTCTTTCCCCTCATCCCACAATTCCTGACCGGGTATCGTGATTTTAAGCATTTCTCCAATCTCCCTCCTTCATAGGCTTAAGCGGTAGGAGGAGTGACCCCTGCGATGGGCGCCTGGCCGGGAAGAGCGGTAATATTCTGTCCATTCTTGGCCTTTGTCTTGGGCATAATACCGTTGACGAACTCGGCCGCCTTGTTTGCATCATGTGCCAGCTCCATGAAAATGTCAGAGTAAGCAACTGTAGAGGCAAATTCCTCACGGATCTTGTCATTCTTGACAAACTGCCTGCCGTCCAGGCTCTTTACACCATAGGCCATGATCACAAGCTTCTTGAAATACTTGATAATCTGCTCCTGATTATCTTCTTTGATGATCTTCTCCAGCAGTTGCGATAATCTGCCATTCATGGAATACTCCAGTTCTGTCAATTCGGCCTCCGTCAGATTGAAGTAAAAGTCCTCTGTTCTCTGCTGACCGTCAAAGTCAACATATGTCTGGGTTTTCTTTAACATAATTTATTTCTCCTTTCATTTTTTGCACATAAAAAGAACGGAGCCGCGCTTTATCTGTCTGAGAGCAGCCCCGTTATACATGTTTCGTTATTCAGTTTGCTGTTACGATCTTAACCTGCCTCATTGAAGAACCGAATTACCTCGTCCGGCAGAGGCAGCCGTGCTTCGACAGGTTCTGCTGTCGCCTCATAGTAGGTTTTGGCACTGTCAAAAGCTGTATCGGAAGTTTCTGCATACTCGCCGTCCACCAGCTCATAATATTTCTTTCCAGAGCTGAAATCGGTATCGGTAGTTGCAGCAAATTCGCCATCCTTTCCATAAAGGATTTCCTCAAATGCCGCCAGCTTCTCCGGATTGACCCTTGTAGAATCAATCTGTAAATGCGCCGTCGGTTTGTAGACCTTTCCAGTCTTCGGATTGATCATGTTAATCACCACCGGTGTGGTGGACACTGACCAGCTGAGCTGAACAGCCTCCGGGCTCTCGTTCACGGTATTACGGGCTCTCTCCGACGGTGCCGCTTTCCCGTTGTACACCAGATGGATCTTATAACCGTAGTCCGTGTCATCCACATCGTTGCCGATCAGAGTCCGATAAGATAATCCAAACATCTTTCTTGTCTGCTGACCGATATTTACTCCAGGAGCCACTTCCGCTGAACCATCGCATTCATCAAATTCCACGGGAGAGAAGTATGCCTCGATGGTCGCCGCAAACTTCTCAGCGGAAACCAGATTCAGGTATTCAATGTTATCCGCATACTGCGGTGTCGACTCTGCCCCGGAAGGGCTCTCGTTTACGTTAATCAGACCGTCCCAGGCTACGCCTTTCGGATAAGATGCCTTTACGGCAGGGTAAAGAACGCCATGATCCACGCCAGTTTCATAGAGACGCTTGCCGACTTCGTCCCATTTAATTTTCCTCATGAATTTCTACCTCCTTAAAAATATAGTGTGAAGACATCGTGATTGAGATTATCTGCCGTGAAGTGGGTATCAAACCCACAATATTCCAATTCCAGCAGCTTATCGGGAATCTCCGAATCCGGGTCTTCGTCAATGTATGTTACCGTATATCGATTGTATTTCCGATATGTTTTGTTGTTCGCCGAATCGGTATGGATGCCGCTCCGTTCATAAACAATGCACGGATAGCTGAGTTTGACTGATTCGGGGGGCTGGTAATATACGTTGCGACTACCAAGAAGCCCCTCAAGCAGAGTCTGTAGTGTTTCCCTCGGTTTTGCCATCGTTATACACACCCCCTATCGTCAGTATCAGCCTGGGGTACTGGACTTCCACTCTTGTGATCTTCCATTTCGTCCCCATAAATTCAATATATCGCATGGAGTGGAAATTCTGCCTGGCATATGGATCGGCTACGATGCTGATTTCGTTGGCGATATTAAGATTGTCATTCACCTGCCCGGCAGATTCATACTGACGTGAATTCCGAATCAAATCCCCGAAATAGGGTTTTTCGATTATCTTCGGTCTCCATACGCCCGGCTTCGTTTCCACCGTCTCAGCGTAGCCGATTTTTCCATAAAACTTTGCCATTTTGAATTTCTCCTCCGATCTTTATCCCTGCTCCTCTACCAGCTCTTCGATAACGATAGCGGACTTGATTCTGGTGAGCTGGCCGGACTTGCGAGTCTCCAGTAAAGACTGAAGCTTATTAAACTTGATGTCGAAGTCTGTGAAGTGAGTTACATCGCCGCCCTTGGAAGCGCCGTAACCGTAATCGGCCATGTTTACGCAGATAGCATGGAGCTTATGCTTCTTGTTGTCAGCATCGGTTCGGATCTTATCCTCGAACTGAGTTACTTCATAGATGTTAGCAACACCCAGAGCTGCAGCCAGTTCGGTATCCGTTTCATAGATACGGCGGCCATTGCGATCCCGCGCAAGAATCATCGTGTTATGCATATCAGTAGTGATATACAGATCAGGCTTACCGGTACCACGAAAATCTTTGCGAGCTTTACGTAAAGCTGTAACCATTGCTTCGGCATAAATGAAGCTCTCGCCAAAGTAATCTGCCGCATTGTTTCCCTGAAGCTCCTTAGCCATAGCAGCAAAATCAATGTCCCTATGGATGGTATAAAGCTCATCATCCACCCAGACAGGCCGAATGTGCTCCGGGAAGATCTTTTCCGGGTCGCTGTCAGGACGGTTATCGCCCAACATGGTGGC